AAGAGGTTCCAGAAAAAATTTCATGAGAACTATGATGTATATGTTCATCGTTTTTCTGTGAATAAATTGTTGGGTGAGATTGAAGAGAAAGTTTCAGACTATATTTCGAAAATAAATGAGTTGGTATCCTCTAGTCAAAATAAGGCATTCGCAATCCCCGGAGCATTGATAGCAGTCGCTGCTCTGATAAAAGAACAGGGTGCGTTGTCGATACTGCTTATCTGTGTGGGGCTTTACTTTGTAATGCTTTTGACAAGAACAGCTAATTCCGTCTATCTGGAATCATTCAGTACGCTGGAAAGTCAAATAAAAAAATCGCTTTCTCGATATGAGGTTATAAAGGACGAGGCAGAGGTTCGTATTAGTGCCGAGGAGGCGAAAACAAAATTGCTAAATTTGCTCTCGGGTGCAAGGTTGCGCATCGGAGTTATTAATCGTTTAGCTATATTTACTTTTGTTTTGGGGGTGGTTTATTCGGTGGTTGATTTTTGGGGCAAGGATTTGTCAGTCTACCTCTCCTCATATGTGTTTCCTTTCTTGAAAGATAGCTTTGCTCATGTAAATGAATATCTGAATTTTGATAGGTGGGGTTGGCTCAAGGCTATATTGTCCTAAATTTCTTCTTTTTGCATTTTATTCCATTCTCGGTCCACCGCTCGCTTTGCCGTCCTCTCATTCGCATATAGCCACCGCAGCCCCCTCGGCTTACTTTGATTTCCGGCCGTTATCGTCTTCTCCTTCCCAGTTTTCTTGTCGCGGTAATAAGCGATGATCCCTGTGTAATCCCCTTTGTTTTCCTCCGCCAGCTCCTCAACCGTATCCTCGGGCAGTTTGCTCTCCAGCTCCAGGCTCACGGTGTATCCATTGTCCGGGCTAAGGGTGTGCTGCACATTGCCTCCGTACCAGATGATCTCGTCAATCTCCGGTTTCACGCCCTGGAGCGTGTAGGTCAGTTCGGGAATAAGGTCAGGCCGCCCCCGCGCCAGGGTATAGCTGAGCGTCGCGCTGCCACGTTGCAGGCGGTTGAATTCTGCCCGGGCCGCGCGCAGGGCGGACTGGCGGTCACTGAAGGTGTGGCGCAGGTCTTTGGGGTTTTCACCACCACCAGCGATGGCCTCCTGTTTCTTCGCACTGTTCACATCGTAGAAATAGGCGCGCACACCGTCGTAGCTGTCGCGGTCGGCTTGCAGATAGCGGTGTTGGTCGCCATCGGTGCGGGTGAGGGTGATATGCGGCAGCTCGGCGCCGGTGGCCGTCTTGCCGCCGCCCGCCGGCAGGCATAGCAGGCAGCCGGCCTTGACGGTGACCACCGCGTCGAACTCTTCCCCCACGCGGCTGATCAGGTTGGCGTCGGATTCGTTGGCCTGGTCCAGCTGAAGGATGGGCAATCCGTCCAGGGCGCCGGCGATGGTGGCGGTGAGGCCGTTGCCCAAGGCGATATCGCCCAGGACGTCGCCGAGGGTGGTGTTGCTCCAGCTGCGCTCGCGTTTAGTCTTCAGTCCTTTTCGAAGATCCGCCGAGCGGGCGCGGATACTCAGTACGTCCGGCGCGCCGCTGTGTTCGGTTTCATCGACGATATAGGTGCCTTTGTCCACCAGCCCGGTGTCGCTCCAACCCAGCCACAGCCGGATGGTCGCGCCTTTGGGCGGGATCGCCAGCAGCCCGTCGTGGTCGCTGAGGGTGATGCTGAGCTGGTCGGCCTCGATCCCGCGATTGTCGGTCAGCTCCAGGCTCATCAGCCGTGGGCTGATCAACTGGGCGATGTCATTGCCATCGACGGTGATACGAAACGCCGGCACCGGGTAGGCCGCATCGCGGCGGTAGCGTTCGACCAGGTCTTCGACGTAGCCGGTAACCTTGGACAGGACAGCATCAATCACAGCAGCGACCTCAAGATGTTGACGCCTGCGCTGGTACCGGCGCCGACCAGATCGATCCGGTCGTCATCGATGCGCTTGAGGTTGATCGTGAATTCAATACGCCGAGGCGTGCCGTCACGGAAAAACAGCGTCTTGGTTTCGCTCAGGCCTTCGATAATCCACAAGCCGTAGATCCGGCCACTGCCTTCGACCATCGGCCAGGCCTTGCCGGTGTTCGCCATCAGGCGCAGGGCGTCGAGGCTAAGGGCGGTGCCGGCCAGCTCCGGCAGGATGACGCCGGGTAGGGTGATGGTGTCGTCGCCGCGCCCGACAAACTGTCGAGCCGGAGCGGCGCCGACGCGGCTGTTGCTCGCGTGGCGCCAATCCGTTTGACGTTGCAGCTCCTGGTAAGCGGCGGTGGACAGGCTGAACACGAACATGCCCAAGGCAAGCATCATGGTGGGTTACTCCAGATCTGAAAGTTTGCTGCGCTGGCGGGCAGCCTTTTCGCTGGCGATGCGCGCCAGCTCGGCCCGCACGGCGCGGCTGATCGCCTGGGCGTCCATGCCTGGCGTGGTGTGGATGTTTATTTCGTAGGTGTCGTGGCTGTCATGGACAGGTGCCGGGGCAGGGCTGATGGGCGCACGATCATCGATCGACAGCGAAGAGGCAGCGGCAGCCCCGACCGGGAATTGCGGCAACGGCATGGCCGCCAAAGGCATGGCGGTTGCACCGAGGGCCAGTGTGCCGGCTGCCGTGAGCTGTTTGCTCAGGCTGCTCATGGCGCCCAGCGGCCCGTCTTGACTGCCCTCAAGCCCCTGGGCCAGACCGGCCATGGTGAAGCCGCCCAGCTCCGCGAAGACACGCGAGGGGCTGTGGATGTCGAGCTTTTCCTTGAACCAGCCAATCACCGCATCGCCTGCCCCGGTAATGGCCTCCTTGGCTACGGTCAGGCTGTTGGTGATGCCATTTGCAAGGCCTTGAATCATCTGCGTACCCAGTTCAGCGAACTGTGCAGGTAGGCCTAACAAAAGGCTGAGCATATTGCCGATGACAGCGCCAAAACGTTCGCCCATTGACTGAGCAGCGCCACCGACGTCTTCGACCGGCGCAAGGAGCTGGCCGAACCAGGTGATCAGGCTGCTGACGCCATCTGATATCAGACTGAACAGGGGGCGTGCGATGCTGCCCAGAAGCTCCATGGCCGCGCCGACACCTGGCAGCGTCATGACGGCCTGGCCCAGGTTCAGCAGCGATTGGCCGAGCCCGGCGAAACTATCCAGGACTGGTTGTAGTGCACCGACCAGGCCTTGCCAGAAACCGAGAAAGAAACCTTTGATCGGGTTCCAATACTTGTAGACCAGCACACCCGCAGCAACCAGGGCCGCAATGGCCGCCAGCAGCCAGCCGATGGGCGTCGCCATGATGGCGGTACCAACGGCACTGATCGCGCCACCGAGCATCGGCAGCACGCTGGCAGCAGCCAGCCGTGCGCTGCTGACGAATGCGGGTAACGCACTGAGCAAACCGCCCGCCGAGCGCGTCACGACCAAAGACCGCCAGACTTTCCCAAGCCTGCCGATGTTGGCACCGGCGCCTGCTGCTGCGGTGCGCGTGCCGATTAACTGGGCTTTAACAATGCCCAGGCGAATGCCAAACATGCCCATGCCGTACCGCACCATGGCGAATGGGCCGAGGAGGCTCGCCATCGTCAATGCCAGGCCACCAAACACGAAGGCCAGGCCGGCTACAGCAGCTACGACCTTGACCAGGCCGCCGGCCAGCTTGGGGTTCTCGCGAGCCCAGGCGCCAACGTTGTTGGCGACCTCTCCCAAGGTTTGGATCACCTCTTTTAGCTCAGGCGCCACGGCGGCGCCGAACTCGGCCATGGCATTGGTCCAACTGCCTTGAGCGGCCTCCATGACATTGGTGAGGGTACCGAGTTGTTCATTGACGCGCTTGCGCAGGTCGGCCTGGTTCTGCAGCTTCTGCTGGATTTCCCGGTAACCGTCGAGCCCCTTGCTCATCATGGTGTTCAAGGTGGTCATGGTTTCGGAGTCGTCGCCGAACAGATCCTTGATGGTGGTGGTGCGGTCTTCGTCGTTCAGTGTCTTGAGTTTTTCGACCTGAGCGAACAGATTTTCCAGGCCCGCGAAGTTGCCTTTGTTGTCGGTAAATTTGAAGCGGATGGGCTTGCCTTCCAGCTCCATGATTTTGTTAACGTCCTTGACTCCGTCCTTGTTCAGCCCGGCCTGGAAGATCTTCCGGAAGGCGTTACCGGCCGCGCCGCCATCCATGCCGGCTTGGTCCATCATGATCAGCAGCGGCGCCAGTTCGGCAGCGGCGTCGATGCCCGATTTTTTGATGGTGTCCATGACCGGTGCAATCTTGCTGAAGCCCTGGAGCATATTGGTGGGCTGTACACCTGAGTAGAACCCACGCTGAATGATGTCCATCAACGACATCATGTCTTTTTCGGATGTTCGGGTGGCGTCCTGCATCTTCGCGGCGAATTCAGCCGCGGCGGTTACGGGCATCTGCAACTGAACGCCCAGGTAAGCGGCAGCTTCGCCGGTGCCGCCCAAGATGCTTTTTGCGCTGAGGCCTTGGCGCCGCAGCATAGTCATCATTTCCTGAAAGTCGGCCGTGGTACCAGGCAGGCGGTCGCCCAGCTTGGTCGCCAGGTCGGTGATTTTCTGAAAATCCTCAGACACCTTGCCGGTGCCGTCCATCATTGAAACCTTGAGTTGCGTGGCCGAGTCTTCGTTCGGCGCGAAGGCACCGATGGCCTTAGCCACCGGCCGACTCGCGGCATATCCCACACCCAGGCCGGCGGCGCCGTTCATAGCCATGTTGCCGGCGAGGTTCTGCGTTTTCTCCAGCTTGGCGCGCTCGATAGCAAGGCGCTTTTGCTGAGCATTCAACGCGACCAGGCGTTTTCCCTGTTCGCTGATGCTGGCGTTGGTGGCGCTGATTTGCTCGCGCAGTTGTCGTTCGTGGCTGCTGAGGTTTTTGGTGCTGATACCGGCGCCTTGCAGTTTGCTGCGCAGCACCTGGAGCTGTTCGCCCTGTTGTTGATGTTGTTCCTTGAGTTTCTGCGCTTCGCGAACCGCTGCCCGAAAGTCTTTGGTCATCGCCTTGGTTGGCGCACCGGTGGCAGCGAATTGCTGGGAAAGCGCCCGTACTTTGTCGCGTGCGGCGACGAGGGCTTGCTCGGTTTGCTCGGCGGCAGCGCGCTGGGTGCGCCAGGCGCTGACGTCCTTCTGTTGGGCGTTGAGTTCTTTGAGGCGGTCGCGGGCTTCCTTGAGGGCGCGGGCGGCGCCGATGCTTCCGTTGTTGATGGCTTTCAGGGGGCCGCTCGCCTTGTCGATGGCGTTGAGCAGCACCTGAAGTTTTAAGTCATTCGCCATCGGTGGAACTCCGCACCCGGGCGCGCTCGCGCCACTCCATCAGTTCTTGCAGGCCCAGCTGGTCCATGTCAGCCGGTGCCCAATGGAAAACCACGGCCAGATCGGCCATGGCGTCTTCTACGCAACGAGGGATGCGTCCGTCTTCACCGACTTCTGCAACAAAAAACCGGAGATCTTGCTGCCGCAGGCGAGCAGGTCTGCCGGGTCCATGCTGGCGGCTTCGGGCGCGGTGATGCCGGGGGAACTGATGCGTGGCAGGATCTTAATAAGGGTGGCCACATCCATGTTCAACAGCTCGACCAGCTGTACGCCGCGCAGCTCGCCGGATTGCGGTTTGCGCAGATTGATGCTGTCGATGACGGTTTTGCCACGGAGGATCGGGGTGTCCAGGATGACGGTGTTGTCGTCAACCGGTGGCAGCGATTCGAGGGTGTCTTCAGGTTTCATTTAGGGCTCCAGCTTACGAATAGACCGCCCCCTATGGGGCGGCGCGGGTCAGATACCGAGGGCTTGGCGCTGCTTTTCCAGCATGTCCACGCCGTTCACGTTCTCGATAAAGTTGAGCAAGTCGATCTCGATGATTTCTTCGTTATCGACGATCAATTTGTAATAGGTGCAGGTAGTGGTAATGCTGTGCTCGGTGTCTTCGCCTGGCTGCGCATCACCCATTTCGATGGTCTCGTGCCGGCCGCGCATCACGACTTCCACGGCGCTGACTTCAGCGGTATCGTCCTGCTGGAACGAGCCGGTGAAGCGCAACGCGACGCCCGAGGCGTTGACGGCGCCGAACTGTTTGAGGGCGATCAGATCCAGGCCGCCGGTTTTCCACTCGAACTGGATGCCGTCGTCCGAGAAACCGAGGTCGGCCTTGACTGGGCCGTTCATGCCGCCGCCGCGATAGGCTTCCATCTTGCGGCCGAGCGGGGGCAAGGTGACGGACTTGACCACGCCCAGGTAGCTGTTGGCGTCGTTGAACAGATTGAGGTTTTTGAGTTTGCGGGGCATGGCCATGGCGGGGTTCTCCGTTGCTCAGGCACAGGGTCAGCTCCCCTTGCGGGGAGGCCCGGTTTAGCTGTTGATCTTGCTGGCGAAATCCATCAGGTAGCGGTCGGTAATGCGCTGCCGCAACGTGAGATCTTCCAGCGGTGGCACCGGCGTGTAGTCGTAATCCAGGAACAGTTTGCCGGCCTTGAGCGTGTCCTTGTCGTTAGCATCGTCCGGGTACCAGCACTTACCGCCGATCAAGTAGCCCGCCGCGATCATCTCGCGGAACTTTGCATTGACTCCTTCGATGATGTCTCGCACCAGGGACGCATGCAGCGGCTTGTCCACGGCCCACATGTGCGCCTCGGCCATGGTATCGGCAAGGATCTGCGCGGTGCGGGTGTAGTTCTCGAAGGCAAACAACGGGTCTTCGCTGGTGGTACGGCTACCCCAGAAGCGGAAGCCGCCCTCGTTGATGAGCGTGGTGACCTCGTTGCTGTTGAGGTAGTTGGCGTCCGTGGCCGGGTTTTGCAGATCCCAGAACACGTCGGCGCTGATGCCGGTGACACCGTTGACCGCGACGTTGGACAGCGTCTTGTGCCAGCCCACTTCCTGATCGATCTTGGCGCGCAAGCCCAATGCTCGGGCCACGGCCGAGGCGGTGACGGTCGCGTTGCTGGCGGTGCTCCAGTTCTGGAATTCAGGCCAGATGACCATGGCTTCGCGGGCGCCGAAGTTGTCACGGTAGGCGACTACCTCTTCCTTGGTTTTGCTGCCCCAGGCGCTGACGTAGGCGAAGGCGCGCAGTTGCTGGGCGATGGTGACCAGGGCGGTGGCGACTGGCAGGCTGTCGAGGCCTGGCACACCGAGAATGCGCGGCACCATGCCAACGCGGGCCTTGGCGGCGAGCAGGCCTTTCATGCCGGTGTATTTGCCCTCGGCAGTGGTGGTGCCGATCAGGGCGCTGGTGGTTTCCGCCTCGGTTTCGCCTTCCTTCACCCGCACGACGATGGTGTAGGGCTTGGTCTGGTCGGCGATGGCCTGAAGGCTCTTCGCCAGGGTGCCCTTGGTGCCCGCCTTGCCGATGGCAGTTTGGACGTTGGTCAGCAGTACCGGTGTATCGAATGGGAAAGCGGTGGCATCAGCGTCGTCGGCCGTGCAGACCATGCCGATAACAGCGGTGGGGATGGTGCGAATGGGGCGGGTGCCGTCGTTGAGTTCGATGACCCGCACGCCGTGAAGATAATCGGCCATGGGTTTGCCTGCGCAGTGATTGGGATGACAGTGCACAGGTTGCCGCGCGCGCGACGATCAGACGAGCACGTAGGTATGTAGGGAGGGGCACTACAGGCGCAGGTATAAAAAAACGCCCGGTATGGGCGTTAGTTGAGTTGATCAATCAGCCAATCCGGCGGTGACGGACGGTGATCAATCAGCGGAAACTCGCCCGCCTCTGGCCAACTACGCAACGCCTGGCGGTATCGCTGCAAATCGCTGTACTGCTCAGCAGTCAGCGTGGTGGGGGCGACACCTTCCAACTCGTCTCGATGACGTGACACGACTCCGTCGGTGACCAGCAAACGCTCGTCGCGCCACTGCCGTTCAATCTTCGCCAACACCTCAATCGAAGGCGGCGGGGGCTCCATCAGCAGCGGGTAACCATCATCACCCCAGGCGATCACCTTGCCTCCGGATTGCCCTGCCAGCAACTCAGCATGGAACTCAGATGAAATTTCTACCGCATCATTTGGTGCAGTCGTTAATTCATCGTAAAAACCGCTGGTAGATTTTGAAGCAAACATCAGTTTTCTCCTCAATTGCCGATCGCTACCCAGCGCGCAGCTTGAGAGCCCGCGTACAAGTTCTGAAGTTTGTATTGGCTAGCATTGACCACATCAGCGTTGACCGAACCTTGAGCTGGCGTACCAAAAGTCGCCACGATACTCAGGCACTGATTTGGATACGCCAAAGGAAACCAGAATGTTGTGGTAACACTGGCAGGAAGAATCTGAGTTCCCCACTGAATTATCAGTCCACTTGGCAGCTTCTGGTAGCCGTTGGTTGAGAGGTTCGCGCCGAATGCCGAACTCTCTTCAAGCACGGCCGTCCCGCAAAGCGCCCATCCGCCCCCATCCCACATAAGCTCGGCGAAGCCGGTGCCCTTGATGGTAAAAGACGAATAAAAGCCGGCGCCGGCCGGGGTCGATATCTTGTCTGCCCCCTGACAAACGAACGTCGGGCGGACGCCACTGTAAATGAAAAAAAACATGGTGGAGCCCGGCACCAGCGCGCTGCCAGTCGGCAAAATCACAGTTGTCGCAGCATTGACCGATATGACTTTCCCAAAGCTGGACGCCGTCAGCGTAACCGTGCCGCCATTGACGCTGGACACGCCTGCGTAATTTCCAAGTGCGC